GGCATACGCCGAAATCGTCGCCGACAAGGCCATGCGTCGCCGGTTGATCGATATTGGCACCGAAATCGTGAGCGACGCTTTCGACCAGCGCGGAGATTCGACGTTGGACCTGCTGGGCAAGGCGCAAAGTCGATTCGGCGACCTGATGCAGGACCAGCCGTGCGAACTGGAGCCGTTGGCGCCGGTCATGGACCGGGTGTTCAGCCGTCTTGAAGAGCGCTGTGGCCACGAAGGCGGGATCCACGGCCTGACCACCGGACTGGACGATCTCGATGAACTTACCGGGGGACTCCTTCAGGGTGGTCTGTACTTCGTCGCGGCCCGCCCGAAGATGGGCAAGACCACGCTGGCCCAGAACATCGCCGAACATATTGCAATCAACCTCCGCAAGCCGGTGTCGGTGTTCAGCTTCGAGATGCAGCCAGACGAGCTGGGCAATCGGATGCTCTCCAGCATCGGAGACGTTGACGGCAACCGGATTCGCCGAGGCGAATTGGACGAATCGGACTGGGGAAACATCACCCGCGCCATGAAAATCCTGCGCGGCGCCGAGATCATGGTGTCGCGTCCCCGTAGTGCCTACGTAGAACACGTCATCGCGCAGATTCGCCGGCAGCACGCCAAGAAGCCTCTTGGGCTGGTCGTCATTGACTACTTGCAGCTGATGGAAACCAGGGGTGACAACCGCGCTCAAGGGTTGGGTGAAATAACCCGCGCCTTGAAGCTGCTAGCGGGCGAGTTGGGTATCGCCATCCTCGTCCTGTCCCAGCTCAACCGAAAAGTGGAAGAGCGGACGGATAAGCACCCGATGCCAGCCGACATCCGTGATTCTGGTGCAGTGGAACAGGACTGCGACGCGCTGATCTTCATCTACCGCGATGAGGCGTACAACAAGAACAGCCCCTGGAAGGGCACGGCGGAAATTGACGTGGCGCTACAGCGTAACGGGCCGTCGGATGTTGTGCGTGTGGCTTGCGACTTGAGCCGCTTTCGGTTCTCCAATCTCCCGCATGGCTGGGAGCCAGCCGCTTCGGAAGAGAAGCCCGCGAAGAAGCCGCGTAAGGGCCTAGCAAGAGCGTTGGACGGGAAGGATAGGGCTGCCGGAGGCGACGCATGACCACCGCCCTCCAGAAAGCCAAGAAGAAGCTCCGCGACCGCGACGTCAGGTTCGTGGTTGCTCGCATGGTCGATCCTGAAACAGGAGAGATGGTCGGCTGTCTACGGCCGTCTCATCCGGTCGATATCCGCAGCATGCGCGAGCGCAAGTTCACGGTGGGGAAGGAGCTTAGGGCGACGCTTCGCCAGGATCGGAACCCTATGTTCTATCGCAAAGCCCACGTCCTAGCCGGTTGGTTGGCGGACAACGTCGAAGCCTTCGCAGGACTGGGGCAACACGACGCGCTGAAGAAGCTTCAGGAGCAGTCGGGAATCGGATGCGAGGCTGTCGAGTACGACTTGCCAGGTATCGGAAAGCTGACCCGTACGGAAGCGGAGTCACTGAACTTCGCGGACATGGATGAAGGGCGATTCAACGAGCTGTGGTCCGGCGCAGACGGCCACGGTGGCTGGATCGGATGGCTGCGCCGCGAAGTCTTCGGTGGCCTGGATGCCGCGAGCCGTGAGGAAGTCGAACTCATCATCCAGCGAAGGGAGGGCACGTGATGCCAATCATTCCGCTCGATGGAGCAACATGGGAAGCAGTCCTCCCGTGCCCGTTCTGTAACGCACCAGGTCAGCTGCTCTCGTCAGCCAGCCTATCCAACCCCAAAAAGGGCAGCAACGCCTGTGTGGTGTGCAGCCGCTGCGGTTCAGGCGGCCCCGTCGTGGAGCCGCGCGACCGCGAGATTCTGGTGGAGGACATGAACCGGCAGGCGATACGCCTTTGGAACCGTCGCGGTAGCCACCAGAACACGGAATGGAAGCTGATGCGCATCGCGCAGATCCTAGGCTCTGACTTCGTCGAGCGTGCGCAATGAGAAGAGGACGTTCCACGTGTAACCCGACCAAGGAAGAGTCCGCGCGCATCGTCGCTGCGAAGGAAGGCCCCTGCATGGCCTGCCTATCCCGCGCCATGCGCGGCGAGATGGAATGGAGTTTCATCGTCCACGGATGCGACTACCACCACACCAAGAGCGGGAACATTCGCCGCGGTCATATGGCCGGATTCGCGCTTTGTACCTGGCACCATCGCGGCCACCCAGCAATGTTCTGGTCGCATGACCGCACAAGGCAGGTGTACGGGCCTGGCCTGATGGATGGCTCGAAGCTCTTTCGAGATGCCTACGGAACGGACGACGAGTTGATCGTCCTGCAAACCAGACACGTCACTCTTCCGAGGGCAGCATGAAGTCGCATCCGTTAGGCAGCGCGGAAACTGCGAGGCAGCGCCTTGACTGGCTTTCTACCAACCAGCCGCTGCGGGGTCGCTGGGTTCCGCGTGGCGTCGCAATTCGCAGGGAGCGGCAAGGCGGAAAGGGAGGTCCATTGGTTCTGAGCGCAAAACTGATGTTTCGATGGAGACACGCATGAGCATGGATTGCAAAACCTGCACTCGCTGCCAGCAGTTGCTTCCGCTAGGGATGTTCAACATCCGCCGCGAACGCAGGACGCTGCAATATCACTCGTACTGCCGCCCGTGCATGCGCGCCAGGCACCGCGTCCGCTACGAAATGGGTTCCTCCAAGCAATCCCTGCGGATCTGGCCGGCAGTCCATCGCGCGGAAAACAACGCCTTCAACCTGTGGCACGGACCCGTGTCGCGCGAACAACCACTGAGGTGGCAAGCATGATCAAGTTCTTTGTGGGGCAGAGGGTGCGGATTGTCGGGTGTGCGAACAGCCAGATGAGTCATCATGTTGGTAAGGAAGGCAGGCTGTTGGCCCGCAGCGTCAGGCATATCGGGTCGTGGTACGTCGATACCGCACCTGTAGCCAGGAATGGCAAAAAGTGCTCGTGGGGCGAGAATCACCTCGAACCCATCCTCCCTGACGGCCATCGCTCTGGCGACTACACCCTCAGCGAGCTACTGGACCGCTGCAAGCAGGGCGAAGGAGTACCGGCATGAGCCTGAACTTCATGGGCGAGACCTTCGAAGCCGTCGAGCAGCTCCGGAAGGTGTATCCCGCGTTCTGCGGAAATGACGCCATTCGCGCTATCCGTGCGGGCGCCACGACTCCGCATGAGGTCGAGGTCTACGTCTACCAACACAGCGCGGCCTATAGGCAGAAGAAGCTGGCTGCGGCGCGACAGAATGGCCAGAAGATGCCCCGGCTGATTGACCCGGCAAGGAACGCCCAGCTGCGCAGGGCGCGCGGTGGTGCCAAGACGGCCTCTACGGCGAGGAGTAGGGCGGCATGACTATGCGTATCACATGGGGAATTGACCCCGGTCTAGGTGGTGCCATCGCCACGCTTGCAGACGGCGAAGTGTGGCGCATCGACGACATGCCCACAGTCCAGCGTGGCAACTTCAGCGAGGTCGAGGCCAATCGCCTTGCGGACCTGATCAGGGACGTGCGCAGCAAGCACCCCGGCGCGTACTTCAGTGCGTGCCTAGAGCGTGTCGGTGCACGACCCGGAGATGGCGGTACGAGCGCGTTCCGCTTCGGCGAAGGCTTCGGCAAGGTCAAGGCCGTGCTGGAGGTCTTGGACATTCACTTCGTACTACCAGTCCCCGCTCAGTGGAAGCGCTACTACGGGTTGATCGGGGCAGACAAGGATGCTTCTCGCCTTTTGGCGTTGAAACGTTTCCCTAATGCGGATCACTACCTCCAGCGGAAGAAGGACCACGGGCGCGCTGAGGCTGCTTTGCTGGGCCTGTACCACGACAACACCGACCACGCAGGAAGGTCGGCCGCATGAATCCGTTGATAATCGGCAAAGCGACGCTGTACTTGGGGGACTGCCGGGAGATATTGCCGGCGCTGCCGCCCGTTGACGTGGTAATCACTGACCCACCATACAGTGAGCGTACTCACGCCAAGGCCAGAACGAACAAAAAGGAAACGGCTCGCAGCGGTTACAGGCAAGGGGCATCCCGCTTCATTGATTTCCCGTTTTTGCCTGATGCCGAGTTCGAATGGATGGCGCGCGAGTGCCTGCGCCTTGCGAGGCGCTGGGTAGTGATGACCTGCGACCATCGCCACGCGGCGCTCACTTTTGACTGGCCCGAACACGTCCGCCTTGGGGTGTGGGTGAAGGTGGCACCTATGCCATCTATCAGCGGCGACAGGCCGGGGAGTGGGCATGAGTCGGTGCTATGTCTGCACAAGACCGGAAGGATGCGCTGGAACCGTGGCGGGGGCGCGGCTGTATGGCGGCTTCCGCCCATGAAATCCGCGACTGATGTTGCCACACAAAAGCCGCTCAATCTGATTGAGGCGTTCGTTTCTGATTTTTCGGAGCGAGGCGAAACAGTCCTAGATCCATTTGTTGGCAGCGGTACGACGGGCGTTGCCTGCGTTGACCAAGGCCGCAGGTTCATTGGCATTGAGCGTAACCATCGTCACTTCGATATTGCCTGCCGCCGAATCGAGGACGCGCAGCGCCAAGGGAGACTCATCGCATGACCCCCACCGACAGCCAGGCGGCGAGGCTGAAGTGAGAGTCGAGCCCATCACGCTGCGTCAAGCGCGGGAGTTTGTGGATAGCAACCACAGACATAACAACCCGCCGCGAGGTTGGAAGTTCGGCGTCTCGGTATGGGACGGCGATCGGATGGTTGGTGTGGCGACAGCTGGGCGGCCAATCAGCAAGGAAATTCAGAATCGCGAACCACTGACTATCGAGGTCAACCGAACATGCACTGACGGCACACGGAATGCGAACTCAATGCTTTATGGAGCGATCTGGCGTGTGGCCAAGGCCATGGGTTACACGCGGGCAATTACATACACGCAGGCCGACGAGAGCGGCGTATCCCTACGTGCGGCTGGGTGGGAAAGAGTGAAGGATTTGAAGGCGCGAAAGTCATGGGCCGACTCGACTGCGGACGCGCGTTTGGCCGCCATGCGAGACCCGAAGGGGAGTGGCGGCGTACCCCGTGTCCTGTGGGAAATCAGGATCAAAGAGACTCGCGAGCAAGCAGCATGAACGACACAATCAATGCCCTGCAACAGAGATACGACTTCCTATGCGACGCATGGGTGCGTGGTATGTGCGATGCCATTGAAGTGGAAAACGCACATCGCCAATTGGAGTCCGCCCTCGCCGAAACCTTCAAGGAGACTCCGAATGGATGAGCTGAAGCCATGTCCGTTTTGCAACCAGCCGCCCATCACGACGCCATCCGGCGAAGGCGGCAAGGGCTTGATGATTGAGTGCCTGACCGAGGGCTGCGTGAATCCGCACGTCAGCTACTACAACCACGACGTGGCACGCACCGCCTGGAACACCCGCGCACCCGTCGCCAGCGGTGACGTTAAGCCGGCGGCTTACGCCGTTTACGGGAACGCCGAAGGATACGGCCCCGTGATGCTCCCGGAATACGTCGGCAGCATGGAGGTCATCCGTAACCGCGTGATTGCGAATGCGCTCCGCGAAGGCTTCACGGGAAATTTCGTGGAGCGCATGGCCGAGCTTGGATGGTGGCTGGAAAAGCTCTACGCCACCCCTCGGGCTGCGGAGGCGGTGGCGGATGAGTGGAGGCCGATTGAGACGGCGCCGGAGGGCGTGATGATTCTGCTCGCCGACATGACCGCCACGGAAGCGCGCCACTGGGCCTTC